GTGGCCTGTCGTGCTAAAAAAACGCCTTCTGATCGGCTTCCCTTACTGCTATTGCACCTAGTACAACATGAGACCAGGTTATCGTATGCGATGGGATCGCCCCCGGACTTTATGGGAATGACATGATCGACAGTAGTTGCAGGCATCTGGCAATAGAAGCAAGTCCATTGATCGCGTTGCAATACCTCTAAGCGCCTGGCTTTGTAAGCTCTAGTCCCTCTGGGATCGCCGCGCTTGGTACTCATTGCCATCCCTTAGTCTTTAGGTGTTGAAGTGCCTTGCAGTAATTAGGCTCATCATACTGTGTTACTCCATAACGATGCATAACATAAGTCCAATACATCCAGAACTGTTTAACTGTTGAGCCATTCTTCAAGCTCTCAACCTTCATCTGATATAGGCCATAGGCTTGTTTCTTACCGCCTATATTGCCTACTGCTCGATGATCCCATCTTGATTCTCGATAGATGATCTCATGATGACATGCTTCTTGCTTATCAGTTAATTGATACTTTGCTAAATCTTTGACGTATCGAATTGCTTGGTTACTCGCCTGTGCATCTAAGGGCAAGGCCATAGATAGAGATATCCCAATAGCGATGGCTACCCCGCAGGCTAGCCGTGAACGGCCTGCGGTGAGCCCTTGATGGGCTCTAGCCAGAAAGCGTACCATGCGTGTCAAGTTCATTGATAAAAGTCCTGTTCAGAGGCGTGTCGCGTTAGCGATTGTCGGTTGAATAAAATCCTGATCCCTTGAATGCCACTCCTATACTTGAGTAAACCTTACTCATCGAGCTATCACAGAACGGGCATTCGAGGTCATGCGGCTCATGGATTGACATCCACTTTTCGATCCTGGCATTGCTTTCACAATGCTCGTTATCACACTCGAACTCATAGGTTGGCATCTGGATCGACCTCACATGTTCTGCATGTCTCGGTGAACGCCCATGCGCCACACATCTTGCATCTCATGGGCTCTAGTTTAGCAAGATCATCGCTGAAATCCCCGTAACCTGCTTTAAGCAATAGACCGACCAGATCACCAAGTCGCATAAAGGCCAGATAGTCCTGGGGACTACCTTCTCCCTGTCCGTTAAGACGACAAGTAACAATAGGCAACCCACCAGTTTTAGCTGCCCTCTTTGTGACCTGATCGATCCATGCTTTTGGCTGGAACGCCGATCTAGCTTTAACCTCCATGTCGAACGGGACATGTGTTATATCTTTTCCAGCCCCTCTTCCGATATCTGCATGTGGCCACCACTCCGATAGGTAACGGGCGACAACACGCTCGGTAGAGAATCCCCGGTATTTACGGCTTTGTGAGGCCATTGACCGCGTGACACTTAGAACATGACCAGCTCTTATTAGCCAGATTCACTTTAATATCTTTGTAAGGTATTGCGTCATTACATAAGCAGCATCGAGTCGTGAATGTAAATTCCTCCAGGATTGCAATAACTTCCTTTGATCGATGAATTTCATCCTCTGTTGGGAATGACTCCCACTCGCCGTCTTGATTTAAGAACTGTAAACGTCCCATTAAACTCTCGCCTTCTGTCGTTGCCATGCACCTTCTTTGTTTATCTCGTACCAGATCACGTCATTGGGTGATGGGCATCGAGTTAGTTCGCCTGTAACTGCATAAGGACACTTAAAGTGACCCCACGGCTTACCAGCCTTAGTCGTTCCCGTCTTCCAGATCATGTCGCCATGTTGGCACCGGGGAATGTCCTTCTCTGTCTGGCCTCCAATGATTTCTTTCACCATCGACACGGCTTCCCCCATTGTGGGCGGCATACTCGCTGGCTTGATAGTCCACGGATCGTCCTCCTTTACTACTGGAACATAAGTACCTGAAGTCTCAGACATCTTAGCTTTGACTTCATCGATGGTTGCCTTTACTTCTTGCGACTTAGCGACTTTGCCCATTTCTTCTCGTGACGCTCGCTTTCCCTTTGTTGCATATCCTGCGTTAGCAAGCGCTCTACCGATAGCACTAGTCTCACAATTTTCCAGCGCGCTTGTCGCATTGACGCCGCGCCCCTGGATCGTTTCTTCTGCGAGCCCTGTAGTCCACGGCCGAACATCTGCCTCTGTACGATATACAGAAGCCTCAACAATAAAACGGCCAGAGGTTGAATCAAGTAACTTCGTGTGAATTTGTCCATCTGGGTGATCCTTCCAAAACTTGATAAGTCTTTCTTCTACTGTCTCGTAATCTTCCAAGTTAAACATATTGCTCATCCCTTTCAGTAATTAGTTCGCAAGCTAGTGCAAGGTAAGCACATGCGTCGATATAGGAGTCAATGTGATCTGCTGTTTCTTGTAATCTGGCAAGTTTAACTTCGACCATCGCCAGACATGCTTGATGGTCTGAGATTGGAGTTTCGAGCATTTGCTGGAGTCGTAATGCGATTCGAGTCTGATTGATACGAGGATGACCATATATTCGTCCTCGGTCTCCAATGATGTCAGTAGCTGATAATAGGACTTCACTTGCTTTCACACTCTCACCCTTTCTTTTGACGCGTAGTAATCCCGGACTGCCTTGCGGCCTTTGATATAACCCACGCGGATGCCGACGATACGGCCTAGATGAAAATATAGTCCAGATAGGACAATCATAACAATCATGTCACCGAATGATGGATCAAACATTTTGGAGCCTTTCTATCAACGCCCTTCGTTGATGGCTCAACTGTCTCACGCCCTAAGGGGGAAAATCTAAGATTTCAGATAACGAAATGGTAACGATTCTGCGTCATCAATGTGATCATCGATGTCCCTATCAAGCTCGTTATCTAGGTCGTCCATAGCGCTTGCCTGAGACGACGAATGTTCCATCCTTCTCGATGTAGATCAGGTCAACCTGGACGTTCTTGCCCTCAACGTACATGATGGCGAAAGCCTGTTGCCAGTTAGCCGATCCCTTTGTATAAGACGCCTTGCTAAAGTCCATGAGGTTGCCTACCTCTACGCCATGCAGAACACGCCCTATACGGCCTCCAGAGGCCTCTGAGAAGGACGATCTGCCTGCTCTGTGAGTATGTCCTGAGATAACGCTCTTGCCGTGTCTACGGGCTGCTTCTAGGGCTGATAGACCGCCTTGAGACTTGATAGGCGTGTGATCGCCATGAACGGCAATCCAGCCTGGAGCGATGTTGTAAGGCTTGCGATGAAAGGTTATGCCTAGTTCATCCAGGCGCATAAACTTCTCGAAGCGCAGCTCTGGCAATGACAGGAATGAGGGAATCTTGCGCATGATCTGTGTGTAAAGACGATCCGTGTGATTGCTACGAATCATCTGTGTCACCTGGAGATCGTAAAGAACCTGAATAGCCTCCTCGCGATCGTCTCCCAAAGTCTGTTCATAAGCCTCTGGCGTCCCTTCTGACCACTTGCTAATCGTGTTAAAATCAATCTCGTCACCAATTGTGACTACTTCATGAGGCTTAAACTTGCTGATAAAACTGGCTAGATTCTTGACTGCGTGTCGATCGTGGAACGGAACCTGTAGGTCGCTCACTATGACTATTCGCTTCATTTAATCCTCGTCGTCGTCCTCATAGGGTAGGCGATCCACTCGGTCGGGGATCGATGGCAGTATCCAGTCTGGGTAAGCATCTCGATCGGAAATAATTGCTAGGCAAAGATCAACTGCGAAGCCTGCCCGGCGTAATGCGCGATACATTTCATGCAGGCTAATTGCCCATTGGTCTAGTGCATTGTAAGTATCGAGATCGATGACTTTCTTTCTTGCCATGTCAAAAATTATCGCTCAAGAAGTATGTTGTAAATCTCATCGACACGCGAGTTGAGTCTCTTAATTTCAGAAAGAAGGTGAGTGATCACATAACCTGCAAGGCCACCGATGACGGCTAGGCTTGCAAAGTAAAGAGTGAAGAAGTTCTCTTGTGTCACTTCTTCTCCACTGTATCTACTGCAGCTTCGATGGCATCCACGACGATATCTGCAACGGCCTTCTTCGCACGATAAGACTTGATAGCAGTACGGATGACCGGGATCGCTATAAGTCCAAGAGTTGCATAGATAATTGCTTCCATTATTTACCACCTATCATCGGGATATTGAACCAAGTAGAGTCTTCATCGCCCTTGATAGTAAAGCTGACATGCGCATGGTGATTATGCTTATTGATCCCATCATAAGGACGCCAAGCCCAAGCCTTTTTAGATGATGCGATCTTGCCATCGAAGATGATGTAACTGATTCTCTTATCGCCAGATTTTGCAAGGAGTCGAATCTGATCGACCAAGTCAGGCATGACATCGGGCTTCCTGCCTTTGCCTGCAAGGTCGCGGTCAATGTCGATGGCACGAACCCATCCCTGTACATCTGGATTATGATCAGACTTGCGCGCAGCGTGTCTTGTATCGCCGATCCAGCCGTCCGAAGTTCGATCTCGACCGGGGAATGCATCATCTATCTGCTCCCTAAGCTGGATCGCTGACTTGCTCAGACGCGGCTTCACTAGTTGCATCCTCCAATCCGATAAAGGAATCAGTTACCGAATCATATCTATAACCAATAGACGGATAATTTTCTTCATTTGACATGTCAACGCGCTTACATGGCAAGCCGAATGAATTAGCGTAGTGCGCTTCCCAATCTGAAATGCCGTCAATCACCTCACCGATTGCGCGGCCTTCAATAACCTGCACGACGATGTTATCTGTATCTATAAAAGCGTATAGTTGCATTAAATTGTCACCGTATCCGATCCTGCTGTAAAGGTGTATATCTTACGGCCTCCTGAAGTAACTGGCCCTGTGTATGTTAAACCTCCACCGATTGAAGTAAGATCAGCGCGAGCTGAATCATAAGAAAGAATAACTACGCCACTTCCACCAGCTTTGCCAGCCTGCGCGCCTAATGCGTTAAAACCGCCCTGTCCGCCATTGCCTGAATTAGCCGTAGAATTAGTTGGACTACCATTGTTACCAGTTGCACCAGCTGCATAAGTTACTGCTGCGCCTGAAATTGAGTTAGATGTACCTGCTCCAGGTGTATTACCAGATGCGGCACCTGCCGATCCACCACCAGCTCCTGCAAGATTAGCTACTCCAGTACCACCTGCATATCCTTCTACGGGTGAATATGAACCCGCATTGCCCGTGCCGCCAACTTGTCCAGTAGTAGTTGTTGCGCCTCCGCCGCCACCAGACCCACCCGTTTTTCCAACAGCTGATCCAGTGCCTCCTCCGCCGCCACCTGATGATGAGGTACTTGATAAATTTGATGGACTACCTGTGTTACCCGTAGTAGTTCCCACTACTGTGCCGCCAGCGCCAACTGTTACGTTAAAAGATGAGGCTAGTGTCTGCGCCGTCAAATATCTGTAACCACCTGCTCCGCCGCCAGCGCCGCGAAGAGAAGGGCCCGTGCTTCCGCCGCCTCCCGCGCCGCCACCTGCGACCACTAAAAAGTCATAAGTAGGTGTGGGTGGAGTAGGAGGACTTAAAAGACCAGCGACATTATTAAGCATTATCCAATAGCTCCTACGACATACCACGCATCCGTAGCAGTCTTAATACAGGCAGCTGCCTTGTATTGTGCAAGGGTAGGAGATGCTGCTGTTGCTCCAGCCGAAAGAATTGTAGTAGTGCCAGGGGTTACAGCTGAGATTGTGCAGGCGCCAGCGCCAATGTTGAGGATGTTCAATACTGTACCGATAGGAAATGCTACCGAGGCATTAGTCGGAATCTTATAAGCGATCGCTGTTGCCTTGTTCATAAGCTCTAAGACCTGATAGGTATCGGCTATGACAGCCGTATAGTCAGCAGTCTGTGCTGCGCCTACAGTAAAGGCTACTAGGCCGTTATAGTCTGCGGCTGTAAAGATGTCGCCTGTTGTCGCTGGAAAGCCTTCTGCCATGATTTTCTCCTAGTATCCCATTATGGATTGCGATGAGATTGTCTACGTTCATTCCATGAGGGAAGTATTTAGCAATGGAGTCAGAATCACTAGCTGTGACCTGAGTGCCACCTACTCGAATCATTGACGCGCTATTGATGATGAGCTTGTCATCAAAGGCGAACTTAAGATCGGCATAAGGAATGCCAGTAGTCTGATTAAACTCGATTGGTGTCGCGGCTAGAGACCCAACTACATCGGCTCGATCCTTAAACTCAACTTCTCCATTGGGCAAGACAAAGAAGGCTCCCTGCTCTGTAAATTCTGCTACTTGAATTGCCGAAAGACTGGAGCGATTTGTTGCTGGATCAGCTTGGCAGGTCGTTGAGCCTGTGTCGATGGCACGCAAAGTCGCAGGAAAATCCACTTGATCAAGAATCTTATTAATTCGCGTCCCAGTAGTCTGACCAGCCCCGGAATCTGCAATCGTCGAGACGTTAGCCATAGCCAATAGACGAAAAGCGTCAGAGCAAAGAATATCGACGTATCCTGTCTCCTGCCCTTGAGGATAATAGTATTTGTAATCTTGCACATAACCTGAAAATAAGAATTCCTGCGCAGTTGCAGTAGTTGCAGCCACACGGATTTTACGCAATGGAGTCAGGAAGCCAAAGTAAGGACTTGATGTATTTTGAGGGTTGAAGTTAGAATCAGGGTCTAAGACTCTAACTGTGCAATTGCCAGCTTCATAGGTATCGCGCATGATATTGCGGCCACGTCTAATTGTAATTTGACGAGTAACGCTACTTAGATCGACCACAGGCTCTGGGACTGCACTGGCTGCAAACTGAGATGTGCCTATGACGCCATTTATCGCGTCGCCAATGATGAAGCCGTTATACCCGAATGTAGCACCCTGGCTAAAGTCAAAGGAAACCGAAATAGTGGCTGGAAGGGTCATCCTTCGTCTACCCTCGTTCCGAATCTAGCCGTACGATTTACGCCGATAAATGAGCCTGAAAGAGATTGATTGGTCTGCTGTTGCGTGATAACTGCCGCTACTGCTTCTCCTGCAACCTCAACTTTGACATTGACGACAGGGGCTGGATTGACTCCTGCAACGACGCCAGCAGGCAAGCCACCTTGTTGCCCGAAGGTTGGAGGCATTGCATAGGCAGGTGGTACGAAATTTGGTACGGGTGTGCCTAACATGTTCCCACCAAAATCAAGTTTAGGAACTGACCATTCCGAGAAAGGATTTGGTGCTTTAGGAGTAGCAAGCAAGGCTAGACGTAACTCGTTATTGCGCTTGATAGCTGCATCAAGTTGATCCGAGATGCTTGTGGCTAGGGTTGCATTGCCATCAAGCAAAGCTTTTTGCAAGTTTAGAGATAGGCGATCGGTTTCGCTGATCTGACCTTTAAGAGCTGCTTCGATACCGATGGCTTCAAGGTTGAGAGTCTTCGATGCCTTCTGTAAGGCTAATGACTTTTTCTGAGTATCAAGGGTCTTCTTCTGAAGTGCTGCTAACTCACGGGCGCGCTTGGCTGCCGCCGCTTCTGCATTCTTACGAGCTGCAATCTGCGCAGATGTTTCATAGATACCCATAGGTTGTGAACCCAGGTAGCCGCTTGATGGCATGTTACGTCTAAACTTGGCCGCCTTCTCTGCTGCCTCGATGGCGGCTAGAGCATTCTTTTCATAGTCGTCAAAAGGATTAAAACTAGCAAGGATGGCACGATCGCTAGTGAGAACGTATAACTTCTGGAATCCGAATACTACTGCTGAGACTGTATCTGCAATCTTGGTTGCAAGGGTATCAATCTGGTTTACGAATTTTGTTGTGTCGCCTGCCGCGAATACTGACACGAGGGACTCGACAAGCGCTCCACCGATCTTCTCGCTTGCCTCGCCTGCTGCAGTTGTGATGAGTTGCAACTTACCTGCATAAGTTGTTAGAAATTCTGCATTGGCGCCAGAGAATTGTTTATTAAGTCGTTCCTGAACATCCGTGAACTTCATGGTCTTTAGTTCAGCTTGAGAAAGTCCTAGCGAATACTTGCGAAGTCCACGAGTCTGACCTACATAAGCGGCACTTAAATCGCTTACGACTGTTTCATAATCAACGCCAGACCCGGCGGCGATGTCCGTGGCCTGAGTAAGTAATTCCTGAGCCTTAGTAACTGAGCCAGTAGTCTGCAATAAACGCTGCATCGCTGGACGTAATTGATCATCGGTAACGCCAGACATCCTTGATAGATCAGAAATATAACGCTCGATGCGTGGAGTCTCGAACTCTAGGCCTAGATTCTTAACGGCTAGTGCAAGGCGATTGGCCGCCTTTTCATCTTCGATAAATGCCTTCGATGCGTTCTTAGCGAATTTAAGAAGCTGCTGTGCCCCGAATACTGCGAGGAGACTTTTGCCTAATCGCTTTACTCCCTTATCAAGGGCGCTAACGCTTTTGCTCGTGTCGCCAAGTGCTTTCTTGCCTTTATTTTCGACGACAATCGGAATCCGTAACTCAGCCATTGTTATTGCCTTTCGCGTTAAACTTAGCGGCGGCCTTCTCTAGGGCTCGGATAACTCCAAGCTTGGCCTTGCCTTGATCCTGGTCGTAAGCCTTAAACATTGCACGACCTTGCATCTTGTTACGGCCAGCAAATGAACCTTGAAATCTTGGTGAGAAGTTGCCAGTCATTCCAGACTTGCGACCAGCAGTCTCAACGATTGCGCCTGCCGCCGTCTTGTTATGGATCGATACGGACTGCACCCATCCCTGGCGATTAGGCTTGGTAGGTGTGAGCTTGTATCCAATGCCTCGACGTGCCTCAGCCGCATCATACATCGGGAACTTGGCGGTCTTTACTTCATGCTTTACGAATCCAGATGGAGCCTCTGCGTTAGATGGAAGAAATCCTCTAGCCTTTTTTACTACTGGTTTAAGGAATCCGACCATCTCATCACGAGTGTCTTTGTCAAGGTCAGGCGAGAATTGCTTGAGAGCCTTGCGAAGCGCACTAGCGCCTTTTAGCTCTGTAGGCATCTGCCTGCTCCTTTGCTCTATCCTTCAGCGCCTTGAGTAGCATCTGAAGCATCGATGAATCTAGATCAATTAAAGATTGTGGAGGGATAGCCGTCTCAATGCTCAACCGAGCGATGAGATAGTGGATGCTATCCCTGCCTAAGCCAAAGGGTCTGACTCTGCGACCTCAACGCTTTTAAGGCTGTCGAGGAAATCATTGCCAAATGGCTTGACTGTGGCTCCACTTAACCGAAGGCCTTCCCATGCAAGCCAATAGACATCTGACTGCTTTTCATCATCGCGGAACGCTTTGTGAAATCCCTTTTTAGCATATAGCTCGAACGCGTACTCAAGGCGAGGAGTGATCTCGATCTCGGTAACGCTGTTGTCCGCTAGTGTGACTATTAACTTTGCCATGGAGACGTTAAATGTCAGGCTCTGCACTGCAAGATCAGCAACTGAACCATTGATATCGGTTGTGCCGTTGATCAAGCATGTCATTGTGTAGAGAGGGTTAGTCGCAGATACTGCGGTGCCCTTTTCCTGAAGTAGGACTACTGTGACGTTAGTTCCCCACGCAGCTTGCAAAGTCTGTAGGACGTTCGCTGTTGCTGTGTCGTTAAGGAAGTCGATTGTGACTGATGAAGCCTCAAGGCCTTTAACGAACTTGTGTCCGCCATCGCCCATTGCTGTCACTTCGAGCTCGTCGAAAGTGCGGTTAAGTGTTACTGCTGTAACGTGGTCTGAAAGATCGACTGAATTAATCTTCACGCCGACCTTGTTGTTTAGAAATACAGCCATGAGATTATTCCTCTTCCTTCTTAGTAGTTACTGGCTTTGGTGTTGATGGTGCTACCTGCCCGATCTTGATCAGGAAGGCTTCTTGCTCTTTTTCCCACTCGGACATTTTAGCTCCAACTCGTTAGGACTGAGATATTGATATTGCATGTAAGTAGATCACCTGAAGCGGCACT